GGTCGAATTCGCCCTGTCGACGGGGGATGATCGCGGCCGGGCGGTTCCACATCAGGATCGCTTCGCCCGCGCCCGCCCGGTCGCCGGCCCGCAGGCGCCGCAGCACCGTGGAGCGCCGGAACGCCGCCGGGCCGATGTTGAAGCAGAGCGAGACCAGCGCGTCGAAGGCATGCTGCGGCAGCGGCTTGGGAACCGTCTCGGCGACGGTGCGGACGAAGGCCGCCACGTCGCGGGTGAAGATCGCGTCCGCCTCCCCGGCCTCGATGCGCAGGCCCGCCCGCGGCACGGGCGGCCCGGCGGCGGCGGTGTGGCCGATGCCGATGGTCCAGACCCCCACGCTGTCGCGGTAGGCCTCCAACCGTCGCCCCTCCCGGGCGATCAGCACGGCGCGGCCGACGGCACTGAGGTCCATCGTCAATCTCCGGTCTTGAGGGGATGGGTCGAGGGGCGGGCTCGGCGGCCGGCGTCTCTAGGTCATTGTTTGCCGCGCATTCTTTCGACGAACCGGTCGCCACTTCGTCGGAATGCGCTCTAATCCAGGCCCTCGAACAGCAGCGAGAACAGGATGCTGGTCGTGGGCTGCGCCCCGCTGCTCGACACGATCTTGAGGCACCAGCGGTCCGCCGCCTCGAAGACGGCGCTGTTGACGAGGTCGGCCGCTTGGTTGGAACCGGCGCCGGCGATCGTGCAGGTCAGGGCCGTGCCGGTGAACAGGTTCTGGAGCGTGACGGTCCAGCTCTGACCGGCGCCCGGCGCGCCCTGCGTCACGACCCGCAAATCGCGGAACCGCCCCCGCCGGCCGGCGGCGGCGTAGACCACGCTGGGGTGGCCGCCGACGAGGGCGTTGGTGAAGTACCGCGTCGCCCCGGCCGGGATGGAGCCCGGCCCGCTGTTGCCGGCGATCACCTGCGCCGTCAGAACCGGCACGTCCGCGACGGTGATCCGACCGGGAAAGGCGACCCGCCCCGTCTCGCGCGCGATCCGCAGCGCATCGAACCAGTCGCCGCCGTTCGGGGAGACCTTCACACGAAGGTCGTCGTCACCGGTCAGGCCGATCTCGGCGCGGGCGGAGAACCCGGTCTGCATCAGCAGGGAAAGGGTGTTGCCGGCCGCCTGCTTGTTCAGGGTGTAGCGCAGATCGCCGCTTCCGCCCTCCGCGACCGTCAGCGCGGTCCAGAGCGCCTTGTTGAGCTTGGCCGCGAAGGGATTGTCCGCATCCGCCCCGGTGCCGAGCCCGAGGCGGGTCAGATTGTCCAGGGCGGTGATCGTCGCGCGGAACGGCATCCAGGCCGAGCCGGTGAAGGTGTAGAGTTCGGCCTCGTCGGCGACGTAGGCTGTCCAGCCCGTAAGCGGCTTGAGGGACAGCCACGCACCGTCCTGGAACCGGGCGATGCGCCCGGCCCAGCCGGTCCAGGCCCCGCTCGGGTTGCCCGACACGATCAGGTAGCGGTCGCCCTCGGCGGGGCTCGCGGGTGGGGCGGCCCGGTCCTTGTCCAGGACGGCGAGCTGCACCAGCGCGTCGAGCAGCGCCAAGGCCTCGTTGTGGGTGACGTGCTTCTGCGCCTGCCCCCCCGCGATCAGCGGCAGGGCAAGGCTCGGGGTCGTGTCGGCCATGGGCCACTCCGGAAGTGTCGGGGGTCAGACGGTCCGCAGGCTCACCCGTGTCCGTCGGGCGGGGCCGGGGCCGGCGAGCGGGCCGATTGGCACCAATGCGGCGTCGATCTCGGTGCGGGGCGTGCCGAAATCGGCGATCTCGTCGGCGCGAGCGTAGAGCGCACTCGTCGTGGCGGTGCTCAGGCTGCGCAGAATCCGCCCGTCCTCGGCGAGGATGTCGAGGCGGTAGGCCTCCGCCCCCTCGCCCGGCGGCAGGTCGGCCGGCTCCCAGGCGTCGGCATCGCGCCGCGCCCGCCGGGTCCAATGGAAGCGGATGCCCTCGGCCTCGCGCCGAGCGCGCAGATGGACCGGACTCAAGGGGGTGAAGGCGGTCAGGTCCGCCGTCGCCGCGAAACCGACGAAGGCGGGATCGGCCGGATCGCGCTCCGCCGGGCCGACCCGGTAGAGGAAACGGCGGCCGACCTCGTCGAGCCGATCGACGAGGGGCCGGACGGCGCCGTCGTCGAGGCGCACGATCAGGCTCCCCGTGCCCGCCGAACGGCCGGCGGCGGCCTCGCTGCCGGCCAAGCCCCGCAGCAGGCCCGAGAGCCGCCACGTGCCGGACCCGATCAGCTCGGCTTTCGCCGCAGACAGGAGTTCCACCGCCCCGTCCGCGCCGATCACCGCGAACAGGTTGCCGCCGGCCAGGGCGGCGGCCTCGCCGATGGCGCTCAACCCTTCCGCGTGGCGCAGGGTGACATCGAGGCGGGCGTTGCGGTCGAAGCGCCAGAGTGGTCCCGGCGGCAGCGGGGTCAGCGTGCGGCCGAGGCAGGCCGGATGGTCGAGGGTGCGGTGGAGCGCGAACGGCGCGCCCTCGCCGGCCGAGCGCCAGACCGCGACGGCACCGGGCCAGGGATCGGCCGAGACCGCGAGATAGGCCAGCGGCACCGGGTCGCCGCGTTCCACCGGTAGAACCAGCGGCAGGGCGAAGACCGGCCCCGGCACCGCCGGCGGCCTCCGGCCTGTTCTCGGGGCCAGCGTGGTGGGCGCGGGATCGGGCCGGGCAAGCGGCACGGCCCGGGTCTCGATCCGGCGGCCGGTGGGCGCGTCGTCGATCCGCACGATCCGGTGAAGCGTCCCGCTATCCGCGTCCGGAAGTGCCACCACATCGCCGGGCTCCAGATCGATCCGGCGCGGGCTCACCCCGAAAGCGGCCGTGTCGCGGCCGGCGAGCGCCGCGTCGAGGACGGCCTCCGCCAGCGCCTGCACGGCGTCGCGCCGGGTGACGATGGCCGCCTCAACGCGCACCTCCTGCCGCCGCGCGCCGGCCGGGCGCGCGGCGGATGCGGTGGCGCGGCGGTAATCCGGGCTCTCGCCGTCGGAAAAGCCGATCGCGACAGAGCGCGGCAACTCGCTCTCCTGCGCCCGCACCCGGCGCAGGGGCGCCGCCTCACCCTCGCCGAGAACGAAATCGCCCGCGACCAGCATGGCGGGCGCGCGCGGGCGCCCGTCGCGAATCCGCAAGGTACCCCCAGAGACCGACACGTCGAGGTTGAACAGCCGTGCCAGCGGCTCCAGCGCCTCGCGGGCGGAGAGCGGCCGGTCGAGCACGGCCCCGTCGAGGAATTCGGCGGCGTCGATGTCGAGGGGCGCATCGATACCGAGATCGGCCAGGATCGCCGCGATCAGCCGGTCGAGTTCCAGCCCCTCGATCCGGCCGGTGATCCAGTGGCCGAGCGCCCAGTTGGCAGCATCCGACCACAGGCTCGTGAAATCGGGGAAGGCCGGAAACGGCCGGGCATCCCAGGCCCAGACGTAGATGTCTTCGGCCGGGATCATCCGGCCGCCATAGACCGGCGAGACCGGATTATGAGCCGGCTCAAAACCATCGACCTCAGGATCGAAGCGCGAGAGGATCGCGTCGAGGCCGCGGGCCTGGATCAGGTCGTCGCGGGTGCCGCGGGAGAAGGGCGGTGCCGCGTTCTCGGACGATTTCGGATCGGGGAAGACGTTGGGCCCGTTGGTGCCGCGATCGACCGCCGGGACGCCGATCTCGGTCAGCCAGATCGGCTTGGCGCCCGGCATCCAGGCCGTCGGCCCGGTCTCGACGCCGCGCTCACGCTCGACATGCGGGTTCGACCACCACGCGACGAGATCCTTGGCCCGGTAGATCCACGGCTTCCCGTGGGTGCCGTCGGTGATCGGCGTGCGGCGTTGCGCGGCGCGATCCTCGGGGCTCGCATAGTACCAGTCGAACGCCTCGCCCGCCCCGAGGCGGTTCTTGAGATAGGCGCGGTCGTAGAGGCTCGCGGCCTCCGCCGCGTCGCGATGATCGGGCCCATCGCGCCAATCCGAGATTGGCGGGTAGTAGTCGATGCCGATGGCATCGATGGCCGGATCGGCGAAGAGTGGATCGAGGGGAAAGCGCACGGAGGCGCCGCCGTCGCGGACATGGGCGCCGTACTCGGTCCAGTCGGCGGCGTAGACGAGGCTCACATCGCGGCCGAGGCGGGCGCGAGCCTCCGTGGCGAGGCGCCGGAGTTGCACGACCGCCGGATAGGCGCCGTCCGGTCCGCGCACCCGTGTCAGGCCGACGAACTCGCTGCCAAGGATGAAGCCGGCCAGCGGCGCTCCTGCGGCCGCCCAGCCGGCGGCGAGGCCGGCATAGTGCAGGATCATCGCCCGATAGCCCTGCCGCCCCTCGAAGAAGGCCGCGACCTGATCGGTCGCGCCGCCGGTCGCGTCCGGGCTTCCGGCCCGGTCGGGAGCGGGATCGCAGGTGATGCGCCCGCGCCAAGGGTAAGCCGGCTGCGTTTCACCGGGTCGGTACGGGTCCGGCAGAGCGTTGCCGGCCGGCACGTCCATCATCACGAAGGGATAGAGCACCACCGCGAGGCCGCGGCGGGTCAGCTCTGCGACCAGCCGCCCGAGCCCAGCATCGGACGGCGTACCGCCATAGGCGGCTGTCGCACCGGAGCGGGAAACCGCCTGCGCCGCGGCGCGGTTCAGCCCGGCAACGGACCAGGGCTCGCCCGTCGTCGCCTTCGCCGTCGCGTCGACCCGCGGCGTCACGGTGCAGTGCCCGGCGCGCAGATCGTCGCCGAACCAGCTTGCCACCACCGAGACGCGCTTGAGCCGGGGGCACAAAGCCTGGAGCGCATCGAGCGAGGCGACGACGTCACTCGCGCCCTGAAACTGGAAACGGTTTGCCGGCTTTGTAGCGCCGAATCCCGCGTCCTCGCTGACGGCGAGCGGATCGAGGCCGAACTCGGTGGAGCCCGGTATCAGGCAGACCGCGCGGACCTTGCTCGCCAGCCCGGCGACGGGGCGGATCACCTCGAAGGCGAATTGCGGAATTCGGTTGCCGAAGGCGGCGAGCGGCAGCCGCTCGAACACGATGTAGGCGAGCCCGCGATAGGCCGGCGCGTCGTCCGCACCTTCCTTGGCGACGATCAGCGGATCGGGTGCCTGCGTCCCCGAGCCGGTATGAACGCGCCAATTGAGCGTCGTCAGGTCGAGTTCGCTGCCATCGGCCCAGATCCGGCGAACCAGGGCGATCTCGCCCGCGCAGAGTCCGACGGCGAGATCGATGAAGGTGCTGTAGGCGGTGCGCACGGTTTTCTGGCCGCCCGCCCCACCTTTCGAGCCGGAGGAGGACCGCTCCACGGTGGTGTTGGCAACCTCGAGCGGGCGCGTCGCCCAAATCAGGGTGCCACCAATGCGCGCCCGGCCGTAGACACGGGGCACCGGCGCGCCCTCGGTGGAGGCGAGGCCGCCGAGTTCGGTCAGCCGCGGCCCGTCCACGAAGCGTGGGCTCGTGCCGGCGCCGAACAGCGCGCTGACGAGCGCCGCGCCCCCGGCCGCGCCGGCCACGCGCCCGATCATCCCACCGATGGGGGCGCCGAGCGCAGTGCCGACTGCCTCGCCGGCGGTTTGCAGGACGAGCGTCGTCATGGCGGTAACTCCGGCGGGCGCAAGGATCAGGCGATTGGGTCAGGGGATCGGTTCAGGGCGGATCGGGAAAGCGGAAGGCGTGAGCAAGGTGGCGCCGCCACCACGGCGTGAGCGCAACCTCGGTCACCGCCGCGCCAGCATGGGCGTGGATCATCGCCGCCGGCCCGGTGGCGATGGCGCAGTGCTTTGCCGGCAAATGTGCACGAAACGCGAAGAGCAGGACATCGCCGGCCCGAGGTTGGTAGGCGTTCAACGGTCCGGTGATCGGCACGAGGTGCCGTCGCGCGGCGGCGACCAGCGGGTCGGCGCCGTCGAGGGCCGATTCGGCCCATGTGGCGGCGTAGGGCGGCGCCTCCTCCGGTTCGGGGCCGAGCACGGCCCGCCAGACCCCGCGCAGCAGGCCGAGACAATCGCAGCCGACGCCCTTCAGCGAGGCTTGGTGCCGGTAGGGCGTTCCGGCCCAGGCACGGGCCTCCGCCACGATCCGTCCGGCGAGCGGCGAGACGTCGTCATCCATGATGGCCTCACCGGAACAGGCTGGAGCCGTCGAGGCGCGCGCCGGCCTCGGGCCCGGAGCGCAGCACGAAATCGTTGCCGGGCATGTGCGGAAAACCCTGGAAGTTCAGGGCGTTGGCGAACTTCCCGCGGCAGGCGGCGAGGCTCTTGTCGCAGCCGGCGACGAGCGTGAAGGTATCGCCGGCTGCGGCTGGACGCGGCGGCGGATCCCACAGATCGAGGATCGTCGCCGTGACGTCGCGACGATGGCCCCGCAAGTCCGCGGCGTGTCCGGCATTGGCGCCGGTGTCCCAGGTCAGGCGACCGCCGGAGAACCAATCGGTCGTGAACGTCCCCGCCAGCGCCACGCTGAGCCGGCCGGGCTCGGAGGCGGCCCGTACGGTGCCGGTCGCGCGGAAGCGCGGGTCCGAGAGATCGACGCGGCAGCGGGCATCGCCGAGTTCCGCGTCACAGCCAGCGCGGAAGCTGCGCCCGACCATGACTTCGAGGCGGTGCATCAGCCCGCGCAGTTCGGCGACGAAGGCGCCCCCCTCCCGGCGGATCTCGCCCAGGGTCGCCACGTCGAGGAGCAGGCGCGCCTCGGGCTCGTCCCAATCGACCAACCAGGTCTCGACCCCGGCCCCGTCATAGAGACCCGCCGCGACGTCGATCTCCGTGATCCCGGCCGAGGTCAGTGCCCCGGCCACCTCGCCACCACCGACGGCAAAGCCGAGTTCCGCGCTCGCCTCGGCCGCCTCCAGCCCGCTGCGCGCGGCGTAGGTCACGCCACTGAGAACGAGATCGCGGTCGTGATCGGTGAAGCCGAGGACGAGTCCGTCGCGGCGGCGCAGGGCCCAGCAGCGGCAGAGCGTGGTCGCGCCGCCCTCCAGGCGCGCGGCGAGACGGGGCGGGACGACGCGCATGGGCTTTCCTCAGGGCAGGATCTCGATCAGCGGGATGCGCGGCACCTCGCCGGCGGTGAAGGCAGCGAGATCGACGGTGAGTTCGTCGGTGTCGAAGCGGACCGGCACATCGAACTCGAAACCGGCCGTGACAGCGGCACCCATGGGCGGCACCGCGTCGGCGGCGAAGGTGACCCGGCCCGTGGCCGGGATCGACGGCGAGCTTCGGGGCCGCCACCTCGGCACCATTCACCGCCACGCGCACAGTGCCGGCCACCGGCTTAGCGATCGCCCGGCGGTAGGCCTCCGACCCGCTCCCGTAGGTCTTGGCAAAGGCAAAGATGCGGGTCGCGCCGTCGCCGGTGCCGATCCGTTGGTCGGTCGGCTCAGGCGGCCGCGAGGGCGGGCCGGAACGGTGATCGATCCGATCGCGGTAGCGGAACCCGTAGAGCCGCCCGCGCCGCTCCTCGAAGAAGCCGAGCACCGCGTGCAGGGCGTCGAGGGTACGGATGCCGAGCCCGGCATCGTAGCGGCGGCGCGAATCGGCCCAGCGGCTGTTGCGGTGCTCGCGGCCCGAGGCCAGCGTGACGATCTCGGTGCGCCGCACCGGGCCGCCGCTGCCGCGCAGGGCGACATCGAGGGGAAAGCGGACCTCGTGAAAGTCGGATGCCATGGCGGTGCTCCTTAGAGCGCTCGGCGGCCACGGGCGACCGCGCGGGCGAGGCGAGCGGCGACCTGGGCCTCGGAGCGGCGGAAACCCTCGATGTCCGGCGTGGCGATGTTGACGGTGACCGCGACCGGACGCTCGGTCCCGCCCGCGGCGACGCCGAGGCGGCCGTCGCTGCCGCGCCTGAGCGGCAGGATCGCCTCCGGCCCGGCCTCGCCCATCAGGCCGGCGTCGCCCCCAGGGCCGGCAAGCGGAAAGTAGGTCGGCGCCGCCACGACCCCGCCGGCCGCGAAGGGGCGCACCCGTCCTCCGCCGAGAACCCCACCGAGCCGGAACGGCACGATCCGCCCGTCGGAGACGACGCCGCCCTTGGCGAGCGCCGTCGTGCTGCCGCCCTCCGAGGCCGCGCTCAGCAGGCTGTTGACGAGGCTCGTCACGCCCGCCTTGACCGGCGCCAGCGCCGCCTTGACCGCGACGTTGGAAAGCTTGCTCGCCAGCGAGGCCAGCACGCCGTCGAGCTGGCGCCCGGCATTGAGGTTGCGGTCGAAGGCCGAGGACAGGCTGTGGCCGAAGCGCTGGGCCAGCCGGTCGAGGGTTTCGAGCTGCCTGGCGCGCTCGGCCGTGCTGCGGTCGCTGTCGGTCATCGTGAGGTCCCCGGATCGGGATGGGCGGCGAGCAGCCGTTCGAGATCGGCCCGGCTCGGCGCGGCGAGCGCCGGGCGGGTCAGGCCGGCGGCGGCGGCGAGTTCACGGGGCGTGGCGGCCCAGAGATCGCGCG